AAGTGCTATAACTGCAATGGCTGTCTTATCAGACGGTGAAATGATAGTTGGTGACGGATCAGGTGATCCAGTAGCCGAAAGTGGTGCGACATTGCGTACTTCAATAGGAGTAGGTTTAGGAGACAATGTACAATTTTCTGCTATATCTGGTTCTACAGTAACAGCAAGCGGTAATATATCAGGAAGTGGATTATTAAAAATCTCTGGGACTGGGACTAGTGAATTTACAAGTCACCTTAAAGCACATTGTTTTGGTGTAGGTACTAATCCATCAGGGACTACTGGAGAGATTAGAGCTACAAACGACATTACAGCATATTATTCTTCAGACGAAAGATTGAAAGAAAATATTATAGAATTAGATAATGCTTTAGATAAAGTAAATAATCTTAGAGGAGTATCTTTCGATTGGAAAACATTATCTGACGAAGAGAAAACTACAATACATTCTCATGAAGGTCATGATATTGGAGTGATTGCTCAAGAAGTAAAAGAACAATATCCTGAACTAGTTGAAGAAAGAGATAACGGATATTTAGCAGTTGACTATAAAAAATTAACTGCAGTATTAATACAAGCAGTAAAAGAACTATCTAAAAAAGTAGATAAATTAAATAAATAAAAATGGGTTACAAAATAAATGCAGATTTAGAAACTTCATCAGGACCTACTTCTGAGTTGTATATAAGAATTGAAAATTGGAAGATTAATAGATCAACTAATATAGTTACATTTACTACAACATCGTGGTTAAATTCTAATTATGCTAAAAAGTTTAATAGAAAATATGCTGATGAAAAATTTAGAAACGCAGTAGGTATTGTATCTTCTAAAGTTATTTATTATGCAAATGAGCGAAGTAAAGGTAAACATTTTGATATAAAAAATTTATATACGTTCGAAATGGTGAAAGAAGAAGAGGTTGAAATACCTATTATGGAAAAGAAAAAAGTTGCCGTTGAAGTACCTTACATAAGCTTTGATGAAAACGGAGACGAAGTTACTCTTTATAGAACAGTAGAAGAAGAAAAACAAGTTAAAGTTGGAGTTAAAAAAGAACTTAAAAAAGTAATAGATTATTCAATTATAGATAATCTTACTATTTATAGTTACGGAATTTTAAAAGATGAACTTTCTAAGTTATTTCCTAAAAGTAAAATTTTAAACGGATAAAATGGCAGTACAAACCTACGGAACAACTAACATATCATTCAGTTCATTTGATACTTGGGCCAACAATATTGGTTCAGATTCTAATGTAACTATGAATAATGCCTTGGCAGATGCTTCACCGGCTAATAGTAATCCTACTTCGGCTAGTGAAATTTATAATAATAACTGGTTCTATGGTCAAGTTCAAGTTTCATCAGGAGGTTTTGTAGATGTAGCAGCAGGTGATTATACTTTAAACGATGTTAATAGTACTACTACTCTTAAAAATGTAAATTTAGATTTAAACGACTTAACATTAACAGCAGACGAAACTGCTGCATACCCTAAAACGTTTGTAAGATGGAGAGCAGGTGGGGCAAGTGGTACTGAGATACAAACAGGAGAAGTACTTACTCTTAATGCATCAACACAAACTTCAACAACAATATTCTACGCTGAATTTACTTAATAGTTAATAAAGGTTTTGAAGATAATATGGGTTTATGAAAATATTAGTGAAAAAGACTTTTTTTATTCCAAGCTAGATACTCTGTTATTACTTAGTTCTGCTATACAATGGAAAAAACATCATCCAGAACATACTACTACTTTACATTGTGATGATTTAACTAAAGCTTTTTTAAATAACTTGAACGCATTAAGTGTTTGGGATGAAGTTATATTACTTCCTAAGAATAAATTTATTAATAAAAATATTTTTTGGGCTTCTAGTAAAGCTCAAGTATTAAGAAGTGTAAAAGAACCAGTAGTAATTATGGATCATGACTTTTTAGTTTATAATAATTTAAGTAAGTATCTAAATACTAAAACTATTTTTGCTCACGAAGAAGACGGAACTAGATACTACCCTACTGCTAGTGATCCATTTATAGGGGAAATAACTGATATGATACCAAGGCCGCAACCTCATGCTATTAATTGTTGTTTTTGTTATTTTCCTGATTATAAATTTACTAATAATTATGCAGAATTTGCTTTACAGATGATGACTAGATTTACTGAATTAAAAGTTCCTAATTCAAAATTTTTAATTTTTGCTGAACAGTTATCTCTTAAACATTTATTAGATTACCATAAAATTTCTTACGATACATTAATGCAAGAAATATTTTTGGCAAATGAAAGAAAATTCGTACCTTACGATAAAGGACTAATACCAAAAGAAGAAGTATATAAATACTTTAGACATTATTGGATGGATAAACCTGACATAAGAAAAGATGAATCAGGTATTGAATATACTACTTTAAGAAATATTATAAAACAAAAAAAAGTTATTAATTTAGAACCTATAAATGATCTTAAACCTTAAATTTATAAGAGAGTTTATTACCAATAACCAAAAAGAACAGTTAGAACATAACGGCAAGGTAAGTACTCAATATGACCCCGTTCCTTACAGGTGGACGCACGGTGCTACTGAATATTCTTTAGGAGATGGACTACTTATATACTCTATTATTCATTATATGAGAGCGAAGGTCTGTGTATGCTTAGGTTCAGGAGGAGGATTTATCCCCCGTATAATGACTCAAGCAAGATTAGATCTATACGATTCAGGTATATTCGAAGGTAAGAAAGAATTCAATTGGGGTGATATAGGTTCTACCTTTTTAGTTGATGCTACTAATGGAGTGGGAGGAGAAGTTGATTATTTAGAAGAAGCTTCATTTTTTAGATCTAAATTTTATCCTAGATTTATTAACGATACTACTGAAAATGCTTATTATAATTTTTTTATTAAAGAAGATATTAAAATTGATTATTTACACATAGACGCAGATCATTCATATGAGGGAGTAAAAAAAGATTTCGAATTATATTCTAATATAGTTTCTAAAAATGGTATTATATCTATACACGATACTGATAAAAATTATTCTAAAAATTATATAGTATCAAAAGATTTAAAAGAACAAAAAAAATATAAAAAATTTGCTGAAGGACCTTCTAAATTTATAGAAGAAATATCAGATAAATGGCAAAGGTTTGATTTTTTTAACGAAGGAGTTTTTCCTTCAAAACCAAGTTCAACAGGATTAACAATTTTAAGACATGCCTAATTTAGTTACAGTAGTAGGAGAGAATACACATATTCTCCCACATATGTTAAAACATTACGAAGATAAAATAGATAAAGCTTATATAGCAGTTTATAGACAAGGTAAAGATGATGGTATACTAGAAGAAATAGAAGAGCTAGGTATTAAGCCTTTCATGGTTTTCACCGAAGATAAGTATAACTGGAATAGAGTTACTGAAATATATAACACAGTAAAGAAAACTAAACCAAATGACTGGTGGATAGTAGCTGATGATGACGAACTACAAGTATACCCAGAGCCTATCGAAGACATAATAGAGAATTGTGAGAGATACGGATATGACTTTGTTACAGGAGGGTTCTTAGATCGTATAGGTAAAGATGGTACTTTCCCCGAAGTTACTAGAGATACAAATATTCATAAAGCTTTTCCATTAGCAGGATTTTTCAGGTACCCTATGTCAGGAGCATGTCCGAATAAAGTTACTCTTATGAAAGGTCATCAGAATGTTACCCCAGGTCAGCACTATGCTACTTTTGACGATGGTACTAATAGTTGGGGAACCGGTCATGCTAGAAGAATGCCTGTGAATGAAATATTTACTCAAGTGCATCATTTTAAATGGGATAGCAGCTGTGTGGATAGAATAAAAAAAGTAGCAGATAATAAAAAAGACTATTCTTTTTCCGATGAATATAGAGTTATGTACGAAGGTATAAAAGACTCAGGTTTTAAAATAGATACAAAAAATCCTGAATATTTAGTTGAAAATCTTAAAGAATTTTCTTATATTAATTATAACGATTATACCGAATGGTCGTTACTTAAAGATAAAATAATTAAAATATGAGTAAAACTGATAAGAAAGCTGAAGATTTAGTTTTAGAGCAACGTAAAGTTAGAGCTTTAGAAAAAATAGCTGTATCGTTAGATACTTTAACTATGTGGTTTGAAGAAGTAGATAAAGAAGGGTGGAGCGATAGAATAGCTTGGTACCTTAGTTTATGGAAAGAAAAGTACATAGATGAAGTAAAACCAAGTAAGTCTAAAAAAAATGCATAAATTAGGTATAATAGTACCTTATAGAAACAGACCAGAACAATTAGCTAAATTTAGACAGAGTATAAAGGAATATATTACTGATATAGATTATGAGTTAATTATAGTTGATCAACAAGGTAATAAAAAATTTAATAGAGGTTGGCTTTTAAATATAGGATTTAAAGAGGCCGAAAAGCTAGGTTGCGATTATGTAGTATTTCATGATATTGATATGTTACCTATCGAGGCCGATTATAGCTACTCTGATAAACCTTTACATTTAATTACAGATTTAGATCTACCTAATGGAGTATCAAGAACTCTTTTTGATGAATATTTCGGAGGAGTCACTTTATTTCCTGCTGATATATTTAGACAAATAAACGGATATACTAATTTATATCAAGGTTGGGGATTCGAAGATGATAATTTACTCCTACGCTGTTTAGAAAATCATATAGCATTAGATGGTAATATGGTAGTACAGAAAGCTAAATCAGCTATTGCATTAGAATTTAATGGAAAAAATAGTTATGTAGCTATTCCTAATAAATTGAATGCATCTAGAAATTTTTCTATATTTGTATCTTTTAGTTACGACGAAATTAATATTTCTAAATATGAAATAAACGACTATAACTCTATATTTAGTATACCAGGATTTGATACTACATTAACCGTAAATTCATTCTTTGATTTGACTTTTCAGTTTTGGAGTAAAACTTTAGAGTCTTTAGCTATATCAACTAAAGCATTAAGAGCAGGTAAATATAATGCTATTATTACAGTTAAAAGCAAAACTCGTTATCAAAATGTAGTTAAATTATATATAAATGGAGAGTTAGTAGGAGAAAGCGCATTTGATAAAATGTCTAATTTAAGAGATTCAAAATATTTATATTTAGGAGTTGGTGATCCTGATAGAGAGGAAAAAAACAACTGGTTTAAAGGAACTATAGATACATTCGCAACCTATAATACTGATTTAACTGAAAGAGAATGTTCTCAATTAGGAAATAATACTCATAGAAGTTTGTTTGGATTAGAATCAGGTCCGAGTTTATCTTCTTACTACGACTGCAAATTTGTAGATTACGGAGAATTATTAGATTTAAAAAAATCAGTTAACGGTACTATAGTAAATTGCGAACAAGTCAACGTTTATAAAACTCCAGATTTTAAAAAACCAATTCCATATAGAAGAGAAGGTAAATTTAAAGTATTATATCATAAAGAAAACGGGTATAAAGACGGTTACTGGATCAGTTGGACTAGTAGAGACAACCAACTTAAATACTTAGATAGCTATTATAAATCAGGTACAGGATATCAGAAAGATGGACTAACTACTTGTTCATATAGAGTTATAAGTAGAGATTCGATAGATAACTACCATCATATATTAGTAAAATAATGAATCATAAGTTAGGAGTTTGTGTTCCTTATAGAAATAGAGAATTGCATATGCATGAATTTATTCCTAAAGTTGGGAAGTATTTAAAAAATCGTAATATAGATTTTCAAATTTATATAGTTCACCAAGTAGATGATAAACTATTCAATAGAGGTGCGACTAAAAATATAGCTGCAAAACATGCATTTGAGGATGGTTGTGATTATATAGTATGGCATGATATAGATATGATACCGGAAGAAGGTGGTGGTGCTGATTATTCTTACCCTGCTGACGCTCCTAGACATATAGCTACTAAAATAGAACAGATGGATTGGCAGTTAAAGTATCATGAATATTTTGGTGGAGCAGTTTTATTTACTAAAGAACAGGTAGAAGCTACTAACGGTTACTCTAACGATTATTGGGATTGGGGTATGGAAGATGATGATCTTTTTTGGAGATGTCATAAAGAAGGATTATCTAATGACACCTGGTTGGATATTGAACCTATTAAGCAAAAGTATTTGTATTTTAATGGTATTGATTCATATGCAAAGTTTCCTTTTGATAATAAATTACTAAATTTAACTGCTAAGTCTCATACTATATCAGTATTAGTTAGAGCATACCATACTTTAGATAAAAATAAAATATATCTTATAGGAGATAAAAAAAGAGCATATGTAGAGTACCCTATTTTAAGGATACCTGGTTATGATTATGGATTTTCTTTTAATAATTCTAGAGCATTAACTTTAACTTATTGGAACTCTTTCAATAAACATAATTATATGTGGCTTAAGAGATATGATAATCAATGGAGTTGGCTGACTGCAGTATTAGATGAAGAGAGACATTTATCTCATTTATATTTAAACGGAACTGAAGTTGATTCTAAAGGAGGTTTTGGAAGTCCTTCTCCTTTTAGATTTACTGGTAAGTTAAAAAAATATGGTACTAATAGTATTTATTTAGGTACATCACCTTCACAGCCTGAAAGCAGTTCATATAAGTTTTTTAAAGGTGATATTGCAAGAGTATATGCTTGGGACAGAGCTCTAAATATATCAGAGGTAAGAAATTTGCATAATGAACTACCTAAAAAAGGTTTGTCTATTAATTACGATGTTAATAATCCTAAAACTAAGTTAGATACTTTTAATGTAGATATAAAACAAGATACTCTTAAAATACCTAATTCTATTATACCTCATAGAGTTGAAGGAAGGATGAGATGTTTACCTCATAAAGATGAAGGTATAGTTAATGGGGTATTTGCAAAAGGAGAAACTACAGCAGCTAACGAAAGAAGGTATGTTCTTAAGATGCAACAAAATGAAATTAACTATAAAAAAGACGGTATTAAACAACTTAAATATGAGTTAGTAGGGGAACAAATCTTTACTCCTTGGGCTAAGATGCTTAATATAAAGTTATGAAGCTTCCTGTAGCATTCAAAGATGTTAAAAATAAACTTGACAACGTAGGTTGTGGTTTTTGCTTGGCTAAATGGAGTCAGGTTACTATGCACTTACATAATGGACTCACTCATTCTTGTCACCACCCAGCTCCTCATAAAATACCATTAAGAGAAATACAGCATAATCCTACTGCCTTACATAATACTCGTCATAAGAAAAGACAGAGAATGGCTATGCTTAAAGGTAAAAGACCTAAAGAGTGTGACTACTGTTGGAATGTAGAGGATAACTCAGATAGATTTTCAGATAGAGTTCTTAAATCATCTGAACCATGGTCTATGAATCATTTTGACGATATAGTATCTAAACCTTGGAATACTGATTATAATCCTAAATACGTAGAAGTATCTTTTTCTAATACTTGTAATTTTAAATGCTCATATTGTGGTCCTTTATTTTCTTCTAAATGGATGGATGAAGTAAGATCTAAAGGTCCTTATCCCACAGATGATAAGTTTGGTAGATTAGATACTCTAGAAGAAAAAGGTCATATACCTTATTTACAATCAGAATATAATCCATACGTTGAAGCATTTTGGAAGTGGTGGCCTGAATTATATACTGATTTAGATACTTTTAGAATAACTGGAGGAGAACCTTTACTATCAAAAGATACTTGGAAATTATTAGACTTTATTATAGAATCTCCTGAACCTAATCGCAATCTTAAACTATCAGTAAATACAAATTTAGGTATACCCGATAATTTATTTGATAGGTTTGTAGAAAAAGTAAGTAAAATTATTGAACAAGAAAGAGTTAAAGAGTTCATAATATTTACTTCAGTAGATGGTTGGGGGGAACAAGCTGAATATATCCGTAATGGATTAGTATTTAATAAATTTTGGGATAACGTCAATACTCTACTTGATAAGCTACCAAGTGTTACAGTAGTATTAATGTCAACTTATAATATGTTTTCACCATTTACTTATAATAAACTTATAGATGGAGTATATAAATTAAAAAAAGAGTACGCTAACGATTATAGATACTGGAAGCATGCTATTCATTTAGATACTTCTTATTTAAGATATCCTCACCACCAGACAGTTCAATTATTAGAGAACGATCATAAAGAACTTATTAGATCTAATGCTGAACTTATGTATTTTAAAAGTTCTCCTGTTTTTAATTTTAGAGAATTAGGTTTTACTACTATAGAAATCAACAAAATGAAAAGAATTTACGATTGGTCTAAGTCCGATATAGATTCTAAAAAATTAAAATTAGAAAGAAATAACTTAGTTAAGTTTGTAGATGAACACGATAAAAGAAGAGGTACTAATTTTTTAGATACGTTTCCTGAGTTAGAAGAATTTTATTATGATAATAAGTAAAGGTAAACCTTGGATACTTTGGCCAGAAAAATATAGTCACGGTTTATGTAAAGAAGATTTAAATAAATCTTTACAAGGTGATAACGATTTTACTATAGGTATTAACTTTAAACTTCTATCGAAAGGCCCAGATAAACGAACTATCTTTTCAAGATTACCTAATTATTTAGGTTTAGATATAGAAAAAGAAAATAATAACGTTTTATTTATATGTAAGACTATAAAAGAAGGAAAAGAAAAAGCTTACTATGAATTTTCTGATTTTAGTTTAAAAGATTCTTTTTATAGATTTTATATAAGGTATAATAAAAAAAATAATTTTTTAGATTTAAGTATAGATAAAAAAATTATATTTAAAATTAATTTTGATAAAAATGAAAAGTTATTACAGTCTAAAGATTCTCATATAATATTCGGCTCAGGCAATTTCCCTCATAACGATTTTAATTTAAATTATAGTCAATTAGATATTAATCAATTTTTTGTAAGTAGAAAATTTTTGGATTTAAAAAAATATACTACTGAAGAATTATTAAATTTATCATGTGTAGGAATTTACGATTTTAAAAATAAAACTGATTATCAAATTTGGGATTATACTAATAATTATAATCTTATAGGTAAAATACTATAATGCAAGAATATTATTCCATAAGAGAAAAGTTAAACGAAATAAGCCCTAGCTTCTGTATAGCTAAATGGGCACAGTTAACTTTATATCTACACACAGGATTTAATCACTCTTGCCACCATCCTACACCTCATAAAATACCATTAGAAGAAGTACTAGCAAATCCTAAAGCATTACATAATACCAAGCATAAGAAGTCTCAAATGAGAAAAATGCTGAGAGGCGAAAGACCGGCAGAATGTGAATACTGTTGGAAGATAGAAGACTTAGGAAAAGATTACATAAGCGATAGAGTTTATAAATCAGCTCATGAAATGTCTACAGTTAAATTAGAAGAGATAGTAGAAAAAAAATCTGCAGATATTGAACCTAGTTATCTTGAGATTAGCTTTAGTAGTGCATGCCAACTAAAATGTGCTTATTGTTCACCAGATATATCAACTTCTTGGATGCAAGAGATAGAACAATTTGGTGGTTATCCTACTTCTACTAACTTTAATAATTTAGATTGGTTTAAGTCACAAAATAAAATGCCTTACAAGTATAGTGAAGATAATCCTTATGTTGAAGCTTTCTGGAAATGGTGGCCTGAGTTAGCTCCTAATCTACATACTTTAAGATTAACTGGGGGTGAACCTTTACTGTCTAAAGATGTATGGAAAGTAATAGACAAAGTTATAGATAATCCTAACCCTAAGTTAGTATTTTGCGTTAATACAAATTTATTAGTCCCAGATACTTTAATAGATAAGTTAATCTATAAGCTTAACGAATTAGATGGTAAAGTAAAAGAAATACAAATTTTTTCTAGCGGGGAAGCTACTGGTTTAGCTAATGAATATATTAGATTTGGAACTAATTACAAAAAATGGCAAAAAAACTTTGAAAGAGTATTAAATGAAACTGAAAACGTTTTAGTGGCTAATATGACTACAGTAAATTTAACTAGTGTTGGTACTTATTGTGATTTTTTAAGATACTTATTAAGTTTAAGAAAAATTCATAATAAAACAGTTAACTTCGATAAAGTACAATTTATGAGTAACTATTTAAGGTACCCTGAGTTTTTAGCTATAACTAATTTAGATAATAAAAGTAAAGATAGGTTTAAATTATCAGTAGATAAACTTATAAAAGAACATAAACCTACATCAGGTTTAGATAAAGATGAATGCTTAACTTACTCACAGATCGATCAGTTAAATAGATTGGTTGATCATATGTATAATAATACCGACAGTGGTGATAAACTAAAGTTAAACCGTAAAGATTTTTATAATTTTACGCAAGAATATGATAAAAGGAGAGGGACTTCTTTCAATAAAGCTTTTCCTGATTTAAATGAATTTTATAAGTTATGTCAAGAAGCTTAGAACAGACTAAAAAATTAATAGATTCGATTTCTCCATCGTTCTGTGCCGCTAAATGGTATAACGTATCTATATGGTTAGGAAACGGAAGAACTGCATCTTGTCACCATCCATTAGCTCATCATATTCCTAGGATGGAGCTACAAAAGAACCCATCAGCATTACATAATACAGAATTTAAAAAAACTGCTAGGAAAGAAATGCTCAAAGGTACTAGACCTAAAGAATGCGGTTACTGTTGGAGAGTAGAAGATGCTGCTAAAGGTAAAAAAGATGTATATAGTGATAGAGTTTATCAATCTCATAGATATACTACTGATGAAATAGTTAAGATAAAAGATAAACCTTGGGATCATAACGTTATTCCTAAAACAGTTGAACTTGCTTTTGATAATTTATGTAATTTAGCGTGTAGTTACTGTAATGCTGAGTTTAGTTCTACGTGGGCTAGAGATATTAATAAAAATGGACCTTATAAGGGGATGGAAACGAAAGGTGGTCATACTTTCGCTAATAATGGTTCTCATGCAATGCCTTTCGGTCATAAGAATGAAGATAATGAATTTATAAAAAAGTTCTTCGAATGGTTTCCTTCAATTAGAGGTGGCTTACAAGAACTAAGAGTATCAGGAGGAGAGCCTGCTAGATCACCATCTTTTTGGAAATTACTTGAAATGTGTAATAATGATAATTTTGATTTCGCAGTAAATAGTAATTTAATAATGCCTGAAGATAGATTAAATACTCTTATAGAATCAGCTAAAAAATTTAAAGCTTTCGATATCTATACTAGTGCAGAAGCATTTGGTAAAAATCAAGAATTTGTTAGAGATGGATTTGATTGGAAAATATGGGAAAGAAATATCCTTAAACTTTTGAAAGCTCCTCAAATAAGAGCAGTTCATGTAATGATGACTTTAAGTGCGTTAAGTGTATGGACTACTGATAAATTTTTAGAAAAAATAATTAAATGGAGAAAAAGAGCTAGAACTAAAGAAATGCTTTATATGTCAGTTAATATTTTAAGATTTCCTTCATTTCAAAGTATGAATATCTTACCTCAGGAAGTTAAAGATAAATTAGCTTTTAATATAGAAAAAGTTCTTGTTTCTTCTAAACCATGGATGCATGAATGGGAAATAAACCACTATAATAGACTATTAGTATACTTAAGAAATGTAGATAAATCATACGAAGATCAAGATACATATGAAAATAAGGCAAACGACTTCAAAAATTTTACAGTACAGTATGCACGTAGACGAGAAAAACCTATAGATAAATTTATGCCAGTTGAATTTAATGACTGGTTTAATACAATATAATATGTCAGATACTAAATTAGAATCCCCGGGCGATAAAATAAGCCCTACATTTTGTATACTGCCTTGGATACATCTTAATACTTGGCCTAATGGTAACGTATATCCTTGCTGTCTAACTGACTATAGAGAAGAGCTTGGTAATATGAAGGATAATACTTTAGAAGAGCTATGGAATGTACCAAGAATGAAAGAAATAAGGAGAGATATGCTTCTTGGGAATAAACATGATAATTGTAGGAAATGCTATCAGCAAGAAGAAAATGGTTTAGATAGTACAAGAACTTCATCTAATAGATGGTATAAACACCATATACCTAATATAATAGAACAAACTAAACCTGATGGTACTAACGAAAGATTTGAACTTTTATATTGGGATTTTAGGTTTTCTAATCTTTGTAATTTTAAATGTAGAATGTGCGGTTCTTATTTAAGTTCAAAATGGTTTGAAGATGAAATTAAAATTTTTGGGGGTAGTAATATTCCTAAAGCTATAATTAACGTTAATGATTATAGTAAAAAAGATATAAAATTTTATCTTAATGAATTTATGGAGGACGTAGAAGAAATATATTTTGCAGGAGGAGAACCTTTAATAATGGATGAACACTATTATATTTTAGAAAAATTAATCGAAATAGGCCATACTGATTTAAGATTAAGATATAATACTAATTTAGGATATTTAAAATTTAAGAAATGGGATAACTTAAAACTTTGGGAACCGTTTAGAAAGGTAGATAATGCTAACGTAGCTATATTTGCTTCTATAGATGGTATAAACGAAGTAGCTGAATATAAAAGAAAAGGAACTAAATGGCCTAAAGTTGAAGCTAATATTAAAAAATGTATAGACGAAGGCTTAAACTTTCATGTAAGCTGTACTACTAGTATAATGAACATATTTCATATACCTACTTTTGTTGATAGAATGGTAGAATTAGGACTAGATATATTTCACATTCAGTTAAATAATATTTTAACAAGCCCATATTATTATAATATTAATATACTTCCTATTGAGTTAAAAAATAAAGTTAAAATACTTTATAATAAACATTTGGAAAAATTTCAAGGTAGAGAAAAAGAAGAACTGGCTAAAAAATACGATAGTATATTTAAATTTATGGATGAAACTCCTCAAGATAATGTAGATAAAATTTACATGCAGTTAAAAAATTTTACTGATAAATTAGACAAAGGCAGACAAGAAAACTTCCTAGAAGTATACCCTTATTACTCAGATTGGTATAACAGTATAGGTAAAAGTAATGTAATTTAGTGAAACAACAAAGATTTATATGTGATTTACCATGGAAGCATTTAAGTGTACATCCTCACGGAAACTGCTCGATATGCTGTGTGGCTGATCATAGTTATCTAGGTTCACAAGCTTTAGTAGGTGAAGACGCAACTTTAAACGTTTTAAACGTATCTACCGATTCTATTGAAAGTATAGTTAACTCTGATAGTTATAAAACTATTAGAAAAGAAATGCTTGAAGGAAAAAAACCTTTAGCTTGTAAAACTTGTTGGGATGTAGAAGAATCAGGAGGAAGATCTAAAAGAGTTAGAGATTCAGTTTTTGATGTAAATTTTGATGAAATAACCAGACCGGACGGTAGTATAGAAGTAGACTTATCTAATATAGAACTAAGGTTAGGTAATTTTTGTAATCTAAAATGTAGATCATGTAATGCTGAATCTTCTACTTCATGGATAGACGATTACTATAAACTTAAAGATAAAGTTCCTTTACCTAGTAATTTTGATAAACTTAAAAAAAGCAAATGGACTAATTATAACTGGGTAGAAGATACCGAATTTTATAACAGGCTTATAAAAAATAGTCCTAATATTAGACAATTGCATATAAGTGGAGGAGAACCTTTTTTAGTACATAAGCATTTTTATTTATTAGAAAAATTAGTAGAAGATAATCTAGCTAAAGATATAGATATCTTTTATATTACTAACGGTAATTACAACTTTAAAAAACTTATACCAGTTTTAGATAAATTAAATAATTTTCACAAAGTATATATTAGTTTTAGTTTAGACGATATTTGGGATAGAAATGCTTATATAAGAAAATTAAGTAATTTTAAATTAACTATAGATAATATAAAAAACTTTCTTAATAATTATAATTTTTACTATACTATTACTCAAACTATAAGTACATATAATTTTTTATATTGTGAAGAACTAAGTCAATACCTTTTAAAGGAGGGACTTTATAATTTAGAAGGAACAGGAAAAATTCCACGTATTATACCTAACCATGTTCATGCTCCAGCTTACCAAAATGCTACAGTAATTCCTAAAGTTATAAGACAGGAAAAATTAAATAGCATAAAAAATTTAGTACATAAAGAAATATATAATGATCTTTACGGTAGATATTATAACGCTCCTGAAAATAATGAATTAACTAACTTTTTTAAAGTTACTAATGCAGTAGATAAAGTAAGAAAAGAAAAAATGCAAGATTATTTTCCTGAATTATTTAACGTCCTTAAATCTGAATTGATATGAGTTTGAGATGCGTGCATATAGAGAGCGGTTTAAGAGTTACCAATAATGGTGCTATACAACCTTGTTGTTATTTTAATCCCAGCGTAAATTATAAAGACGATAAAGGTTTAGACTTAAACGTAAATAGTACAACTTTGATTAAAGCTTTTGCTAGCCCTACTTTATCTAAATTAAGAGAACAGTTTGAAAAAGGTGAAAGGCCTGACGGATGTAGTAGATGCTGGAAAGAAGAAGATGCAGGAATAACAAGTAAAAGGATGAGAGATAATTATTCTCATGGCTTCAGAAAAACTACTGATACTGTTAGATTTTTAGAACTTAATCTAGGTAATACTTGTAATTTTGCTTGTAGAATGTGCGGTATAACTGCCAGTATTAAGTGGTATAAAGAAGCTAAGAAGATTCACTATCCTCATATAAGTGATGAAGAGTATGATAAGTATGTCAAAACTATGTATAAAAGTTATGATGATGATAGTTTATTTTGGAAATCAGTTTATGATACAGCTCCTACATTAGAAATGATAGATATGTACGGAGGAGAACCTTTTTTGGTAAAAAAGCAATGGGAATTCCTTAAAAAATTAATTGAGTTAGGATATAGTAAAAATATTAGGTTGCATTTTAATACAAATGGTTCTATATTTAAAGAAGAGTACTTTAAAATATTAGATAATTTTAAATTTGTTAATATAAGTTTTAGTATAGACGGTATAGGTGATAAATTTAACTATATAAGACATCATGGAGACTGGAATCAAGTTTTTAACAATATGAATAAATGGGTCAAACATACTAAAGGTAAAGATAACTGGTTGTTAGATGTATGTATTACCATTTCTATACTTAATATTTTAGATATAGGAGAATTAAATGAATTTTTTAAAGTTAATTTTCCTCAAATGCCTTTATTTTTAAATCAAGTAAGCTGGCCCGGTTATTTCTCAGTAAAATGTATACCTAATGTTTTTAAAGGAAGGATAACTAGTAAAATTATGGACTACATAAATAAAACAAAAGAATGGACTGATGAATATAATATAAAGGAACAAATTTTTAATACAATAGAATTTATGAATACTAATAAAGGTACAGAAGATGATTTTTTAAAATTTTATAAAGTTAACGATTTATTAGACGAATCTAGAAGTCAAAACTTTCAAAAAACTTTTCCTGAGCTTTATTCAATTTTAAAACCAACAGCAAAAGTTTAAGTTATGAAACAAAAGATAAGTTTAACAAAAGAAGAACTAGCATTATTAAAAGCATTAGATAAAGATGCTAGTACTATAATTAAAGAATTTGGTAATATTAATATATCTCAACTAGAATTAGATAAAAGAAAAGAGAATGCTCTCAAATATTATGAAGCATTGAAAAAAAAGAAATCTGAAGTTTCAGTAGCACTACAAAATAAGTACGGTAAAGGAAATATAGATATAGTTACAGGTATATTTACACCGGCTGGTTAGGTTACAAAGTTTTATCGATATTTATAAGTAATCCAAAAAAATATCTAATTAGGTTTTTGTATATATTTAGATATTTATTAATGTATAAAACAATCTAATTAACTAAACATGGCAGAAACATTAATCTCCCCAGGTGTATTAACCAGAGAAAATGACATTTCTTTTATCGCCCCCGCAGCTGTTCAAGCTGGTGCTGCTATTTTAGGACCAACAGTTAAAGGTCCTGTAGAAGATCCTACTTTAGTAACCTCGTACGGTCAATATCAGCGTCTTTTCGGGACAACATTCGATTCTGGTTCAACAAAACAAGAATACCTTACTTCTCTTGCTGTAAAATCATATTTTACTCAAGGAGGAAACTCAGTAATAGTAACTAGAGTAGTATCCGGTTCTTTTACTGGAGCAGCTAGTTCAACGATTTCAACTATCACAGGTTCATTAACTAATCCTTTTACTCTAGAAACATTAGGAAAAGGCGCTATCTTTAATAACGCTACAGCTTCAGGAGATCAAGGTTTACATAATACCGATGGTTCATTAAAATCAGGTTCAGCTGACAACTTAAGGTATGAAATATCAAACGTACAAAATGCTACAGGTACATTCACTTTATTAGTAAGAAGAGGTGACGATAATACCAAGAACAAAATTGTACTTGAAACTTTTAACGACTTATCATTAGATCCTAACTCAAGTAATTATATTGAAAGAGTAGTAGGTAACCAGACTAGAACAAAAACTACCGACGGGGACGGTAATGTATACGTTCAGACTTCTGGAGAGTTCGTAAACCAGTCTAACTTTGTAAGAGTTTCTGCAGTTAATTTACCAACACTTAATTATGTAGGAACAGATGGCTTAACTGTAGGGAGTGATGCTAATAATATTTCATTCTCAGGATCATTACCGATAGCTCAATCAGGTTCATTTAATGGAGCTACAGGGAAAAATGGTGAAGCAGGAGCCAAATATAATGATGCAATCACTAATACTAATACTCAAGGTCTGATAGGTACTAACTATGCAGATAGTATTTCATTATTAGGCAACAAAGACGAGTATGAATTTAATATTATTTCAGCACCTGGATTAATATATGACTTTGGTACTCATAAAACACAATTAGATTCAATTATATCACTAGCTGAAACTAGAGGGGACTGTATTGCAGTTCTAGACCTAGAACAATACGGAGCTACCGTAAGTAACCTAACTACTGTAGCTGCAACAGTTAATACTTCGTATGCTGCTGCATATTGGCCATGGTTACAAACTCAATCAGCTACAGGCAAAAACGTTTGGATACCAGCATCTACAGTTATCCCAGGAGTATATGCATTTACCGATAGTGCTGCTGCACCTTGGTTTGCACCTGCAGGTTTAACTAGAGGAGGTATTGGAGACGTTATTCAAGCCGAAAGAAAATTAACTAGAACTCAAAGAGATACTCTATATAATGCAAATGTTAACCCAATTGCTACATTCCCAGGAGCAGGTATTTCAGTATTCGGTCAAAAGACCTTACAAAAGAAAAAATCTGCACTTGATAGAGTAAATGTTAGAAGATTGTTAATTAATCTTAAGAAATTTGTAAACGATGTATCAAGAACTTTAGTATTCGAACAAAATACTAATGTAACTCGTAATAATTTCTTATCACAAGTTAATCCATTCTTGGAATCAGTAGTTCAAAGACAAGGTCTTTTTGCTTTCAGAGTGGTAATGGACGATACAAACAATACAGCCGATACAATCGATCGTAATCAATTAATAGGTCAAATCTTTATTCAACCAGCTAAAACAGTTGAATTTATAGTATTAGACTTTACAATTGAACCTACTGGAGCAACGTTTACGGCGTAATTTTAAAAGTAGATATTTATAATAAATAAAATAACATGGCAGTATTAGACGCAACCGAGATAATGTTTAGAGCCTTCGAACCGAAGGTACAGAACAGATTTATAATGTTCATCGATGCTATCCCAGCATTTATGATCAAGCAAGTTTCTGCTCCTTCCTTTGAAGATGAATCAATTAAACTTGATCATATTAACACTTATAGAAAAATTCGTGGGAAGAGAGAGTGGCAAACAATGGATATGACATTGTACGATCCAGTAACTCCATCTGGAGCCCAAAAAGTAATGGACTGGGCGAGACTTTCATACGAATCAGTAACTGGTAGAGCTGGTTACTCAGATTTCTATAAGAAAGACTTAACATTGAATGTATTAGGACCTGTAGGAGATATGGTATCTGAATGGGTAATAAAAGGAGCATTCATTACAAGTATGGCACAAGGAGACTTTGATTGGGCTAATTCTGAGGTTGCTGAATTAACAATCACAGTAGATATGGACTATTGCGTACTTAACTACTAAAATCTGCCACATATATTTAAGACCCGGTTTTATACCGGGTTTTTTTTTGAATTAAGGTTGTTTAATAAATTTTGAGTTCGTATATTTATACAAAAGAACTAGTTTTATAATAAAATTTATGAGTACAGAAAATAATTTCCCTACAGAAGTAGTAGATTTACCTTCTAAAGGCCTTCTTTATTCTGAAGATTCACCTCTAAAATCCGGAACTATAGAGATGAAATACATGACAGCTAAAGAAGAAGACATTTTAACTAATCAAAACTTTATCGAAAAAGGTATAGTTATTGATAAATTACTCCAGGCTCTTATCGTTGATAAAAAAATTAATTATAATGAATTATTAATTGGAGATAAAAACGCATTATTAGTAGCTGCAAGAATATTAGGTTATGGAGCAGACTACGAATTTGTTTACCAAGGTGAAAAAGTAAAAATAGATTTATCAACTATTGAAAATAAACCTTTTGACGAAAAATTAGTAAAAGACGGTAAAAATGAATTTAAATTTACTTTACCTACTACTAAAAATGAATTAACTTTTAAATTTCTTACTCACGGAGATGAGAAAAAAGTAGATCAAGAAATTAAAGGATTAAAAAAGATAAATAAAGATGCTTCACCAGAACTTTCTACTAGGTTAAAGTATTTAATTACCGGAGTAGATGGTAATGTTGAAACTGCATTTATTAGAAAATTTGTTGATAATCAATTTTTAGCCAGAGATTCAAGAGCTTTTAGAAAACATTTAGCTGAAATACAGCCAGATATAGATTTAAAGTTCTATCCAGAAAATGGCCCAGAGGAGGGGGTAGACATCCCGTTGGGAGTAACATTTCTTTGGCCTGACTTTGGAGTATAAAGTAAATTTATTTTCCCAAATTCACGAAATAGTATTTCACGGTAAAGGAGGGTATGATTACGAAACAGTTTATAATATGCCTGTTTGGTTACGTACTTTCACCTTTAAAAAACTCAACGAGTATTATGAAAAAGAAGCCGAAGCTGCTCGAAAAGCAAGCGGCAAATCAAAACTAGGAAGTAAAGTTCCTAAAGGACCTGCTATCAAAGGTGCAGATTATACTGCTAAGGCCCCTAATTAAGGGCCTTCCCTATTTATAATAAACTCATTTTAAGTGGCTACACCAGAAGAATTAAAAAGACAGCAACAACTTAACAAAGAAGCTGAGAAATTTAAGGATATCAAAGCGGAAACTAATCGATTTTCAGATGCCGAAGCTCGATCAACTGCTAGTACTGTTGATTTTGCTAGACAAATAAACGCTGAACTTAAGGATCAATTAGGAATAAGACAAAGGATATCTGATCAAGAACGTGATTTAAGAAACTTAGGA